TGTTTGTTTGTTTAGCTCGGGGGTGGTGGTTTGTTCTTGCCACCCCTTTGTTTGTTAGAATCATTGAAAGACGTTTATTATGACAGTAAAAGATTGTATAAAATTTTATAACGAAACGAAGTGTATTCATAGAAAATACCATTTGAATTGGATAAAAGAGAACTTAAATCCGATATTAAAAACAATAGATCCTAAATTAAATATTAATTGGGCTTGTCAAATGTGTGCGAAAAATTATATGAATATGCTTATAAGATGGCAAGAGATTGAAAACACAAAGAAACCCAAAAAAAGAAAACCTAAAAATGCCCCAAAAAAAACAAACAAAAATTAATTATGGTTATTATATTGATAATTATGGTTTATATTATAAGAGTACAATGGCTGGGGAGTTGTACCAAGAATTTAATATTAATGGAGTATGTGAGATTTCCGAAAGCATCGGAGTTGATATACTCTACTTATGCTATATAGATGAAGACGATAACTGCGAAGATTAAAGACATTAAAACGAATCCTAATAACCCACGTTATATAAAGGATGAAAAGTTTAAAAAATTAGTTGAATCAATAAAGGATCTTCCGGAAATGTTAAAGCTTAGACCCATTGTAGTAAACGAGGACATGGTTGTTTTGGGTGGAAACATGAGATTAAAAGCTTGTCAGAAAGCCGGATTAAAAGAAGTGCCGATAATCAAAGCAAGTGATTTAACTCCGGAACAACAACAGGAATTTATCATAAAAGACAATGTTGGTTTCGGATCATGGGATTGGGATATACTTGCTAACGAATGGGACACAGAGAAGTTGGAATCATGGGGACTTGAAGTATTCTTTAATGAGGATATTGATCTGGATAGTTTCTTTGAGGATTCAAATGAAGACGAAAAGGAAGCAGTAAATAAAATAATATTGGAATACTCTGAGGATGATTATAATAAAGTTATTGAAAAGTTAGATAGTTTAGAAGGATCAAAGGAACAGATAATTTGGAACTTACTTGAGTTATGAATGTTTATTTAGCATTAGCAAATGAAGGGGGGGGGTATGTATTTAAAAATGCAAATATTAAACAATTAATGAATGTTTACTTATGTTCTCCACACGGTCATCCATACATATACAAAGACATGGAAATATATTTAGCAGGAGCATCGTCAGGTAATAATAATTATTTATGGAAAGAGTATAGCGAAAACCCAGACAAAGCAATGGAAATATTTTTAGCAGGAACACACTCAAGACCTTTTGTATTAGAAAATAAAGACATGAATGTATATTTAGTTCAAGGCGATAGAAATACATATATAAATAAAAGACATGATATAATTGGAAACAAAATTTTCGTACTCGAATCTTTTTATTACATCAAAGAATGGATGTTTCCATATATTAAAAACCATTGGCATTTTATGTTAGACTCTGGAGCATTTACTTTTATGAATGATAATAAAAATGATCGGGGTATTAATTGGGATGAATATACAGAAAGGTATGCAGACCTAATAAATAAACTTGACATTGACTTATTTATTGAATTAGATATTGATGTAGTTGTAGGAATAAAAGAAGTAGAAAGACTTAGGAATAAACTTGAGAAGCTGACTAATAAAAAAAGTATTCCGGTTTGGCATAAGTCGAGAGGTAAAGACTATTGGTTTAAAATGTGTGACGAATATGATTACGTTGCTATTGGTGGAATAGTGACGGGAGAAATTAAAAGAAACGACCATCATGTATTTAGGTATTTAATAAGTGAAGCCAGTAAAAGAAATACAAAAGTTCATGGATTAGGATTTACTACACAAAACGGATTAAAAACATTACGATTCGAGTCAGTGGATTCTACTGCTTGGATTTATGGAAACAGAGGTGGATTTTTATATAAGTTCAATGGAGAAGATATTTTAAAAATTAAAGCTCCACAAGGCAAAAGATTAAAAGCAAGACAAGTAGCAATCCATAATTTTAAGGAGTGGGTTAAGTTTCAAAAATATGCAAAAAATAATTTATGAAAGCAGTAGTAATATTTTCAGGAGGTCAAGACTCAACAACTTGTTTATATTGGGCGATAAATAGATATAAAAAAGTAGAAGCAATAACATTTAACTATGGTCAGAAACATAGTATAGAACTTGAACAAGCAAAAATAATATGTGAGAAAGAAAACATTAAACATACTATTATTGATATGTCTTTTTTAAATACTATCGTAGAAAGCGCATTGACTTCAAATGGAGACGTTAACCAAGTAAATAAAAAAGGATTACCAACCTCTTTTGTTCCTAATAGAAATCAAATGTTTATTACTTTGGCTCATTCTTTTGCTCAAAAGATAGGAGCAGAAACATTAATTACAGGAGTATGCCAAACGGATTACAGTGGTTATCCAGATTGTAGAGAATCATTTATTAAAGCAATAGAGTGGTGTACTAATTTAGGATCACAAGAAAATATTAAAATTGAAACTCCTTTAATGTATCTAACTAAAGCAGAAACTTTTTTATTAGCAGAAAAAGAAAAGTGTTTAAGTGAGGTTATAAATTTATCACATACTTGTTATAATGGAGATAGAACTAATTTACATATTTGGGGTTATGGATGTGGAGAATGTCCCGCTTGTGAATTGAGAAAGAAAGGTTATATGAAATATGTAAATGAATAAACAAAAAGAAAATAAAGGAGATCAAAAGTTGTTTAAACAAAAAGAATGGATAGACAATAAAGAATTACATGGTAACGATGAATTAATACTAAACCATTCTATTATGGTAAAAGCGCAAGAACGTATTTTAGATAATTTCAAACCTAAAAATAGAGTGGCTTTTGTTTCACTATGTACTTCTACAAGACCTTATTCAAAGTCGAGAAAATGGAAAAAATTTATAACAGAGTTTAAAAATGTTGATTATATAATTTCAAGTAACGGTGGTGTTATACCAATAGAATATGAAAATAGTTATCCATATTTAACATACGATGCTCATGGAGAAAAACAATTCGATGACATATATACAATATATACTACAAGAAATTTGATTAGATTTTTTCTTATTAAAAAATACGATTATATTGTTTTTAATTTTAGACCAACTTTAAGAAATAATAAAGCAGGTAAATTTGCAGGAAAATATTTAAAAAAACGAAAACATATAAAAGATTTTGTTGTAGCTCCTAATAATTTAATTTATAAACAAGCATCTAAAAATGGGTTTTCACGATTAGGTTTGTCTATGTATCCAGACTTACATCCAATTATTTTAACAGACTTACACTATTATATTAATAAGTTTAATAATGATGAACGTTTATAGATCAACAAAATTATTTTCTAATTACTCTGTTGCTTTAAGGCAACACAAAGCACAACATTCTCATTGTAAACTACTTCATGGTTACGCATTGGAATTTAAAGTTTGGTTTGAAGCTGATACGTTAGACGATATGAATTGGGTTGTTGATTTTGGTGGCTTTGGTCATATGGGCTTAAAAGACTGGATGAACGATATGTTTGACCATACTTTATTAATAGAAAAAGATGATCCATATTTAGATTTTTTTCAATCAGCTCAAATGGAGGGGATATGTAAATTAAAAATTATGGATAAAATGGGATGTGAAAGTTTGGCTAAATTAGTATTCGATAAATTTAACTACACTCTATCTAAACAAGATGCCGGAAGATGTAGAGTAGTAAAGGTTGAATGTTTTGAAAACAATAAAAACAGTGCAATATATGAAATTAGCAATAAGTGAAGTATTTTATTCAATACAAGGAGAGGGGATAACATCCGGATACCCGGCAGTATTCGTTAGACTTGGTGGATGTAATTTAATGTGCGGTGGAATGGGAACGCAATTCGATAAGCAACTACATAATAATTCTACATGGAGATGTGATACGATAGAAGTCTGGATGAAATCCAAGGTAATTAATGTAGATGAAGTATTAACAAAAGAGGAGCATAGAGCTATTATAAATGGTGCTCATATAATAGTAACCGGTGGAGAACCTTTAATTCAGCAGAACGCTTTAAAATCATTTATAGAGTATATTGATGGTCTATATAAAAATGTGTATATTGAAATAGAAACAAACGGAACAGTAAAGCCGTCCGATTACCTTACAAAGAGAGTGGATCAATGGAATTGTTCACCAAAGATAGAGAACTCAGGAAATGAAAAAGTTATGTTTTATCATAAAGACGTAATAAAGAAACTTAATAAATTGAATACTATCTTTAAATTTGTAGTATCTAACTATAAGGATTGGGAAAAGATTTCATCATTATATATACCTTTAATCAATAAAAAGAAAGCGTGGTTGATGCCATCCGGAGAGAATAAAGATTTATTAAATGAATCAAAGCAAATAGTAGCAGAGATTTGTAAAAAGAATTATATAAAATATACTAACAGATTACATATTGAAATCTGGAATAAAAAAACAGGAGTATGATATATAAAGAAAATAGTGCTGAGTGGTGTTTTCAACAGATACTAAAACACTTTGGAGAAGATACAGAAAGAGAAGGATTGCAAGAAACTCCCAAAAGATATATTAAATTTTTAACAGAATTTCTTAAACCTAAAGAATTTAACTTCACTACATTTGATGCTGAGGGATTAGATGAAATGATAATACAAACTAACATTCCTTTTTATTCTCTTTGTGAACATCATACAGCACCTTTCTTTGGAGTAGCAAATGTGGCTTATATTCCAAAAGACAAAATAGTAGGACTATCAAAGTTAGCCAGAACTGTTGATCTATATGCTAATAGATTACAGAATCAGGAAAGAGTAACTTTTCAAGTAGCAAATCGTTTACAAGATGAACTCAATCCTTTGGGTGTGGCGGTATCTTTGAAAGCTCAACATCTTTGTATGAGCATGAGAGGAGTACGAAAGCATGATACTTGGACTATCACTACAAAATTATTAGGTGTATTTCAAGATAATGATGGTGCGAGAAAGGAGTTTTTAAGTTTTATAAAATGAAAACAAGACCAACGAAATCGGACATATTAAAAAAGAAGTTAGTAGAATCATTGGAAAAATCATTGGGAGTGGTAACTACTGCTTGTAAACAAACGGGAGTAAATAGATCAACTTTCTACGAATGGTATAATAAAGATGAGGAGTTTAAAAAAGAAGTTGATAGTATTGGGGATATAGCTTTAGACTTTGCTGAAAGTCAGTTACATAAGCAGATTAAAGATGGTAATTCTACTGCTACAATATTCTATTTAAAGACCAAAGGAAAGAGGAGAGGTTACGTAGAAAGACAAGAGATAACGGGAGCTGATGGAAGTCCTACTTCATTTAAAATTGAGATCATTGACACAAACGAAACTCCAAACGAATAAGGTTTTTAAACATCTTCTTAATTCTGATAAAAAGATAATCATTGAACAGGGGGGTGCGAGATCCGGAAAGACTTATAACATTCTTTTATGGATCATTTGTGTTTATTGCAGTCAAAATTCTGGAAAGGTCATAACGATATGCCGAAAAACTTTTCCAGCTATTAGGGCAACGGTAATGCGGGATTTTATCGACATCCTGAGAAAGCATAATATATATGATCCGGAATACCATAATAAATCAAGCAGTGAGTATTGGCTTTATGATAACTTAGTTGAGTTTATTAGCTTGGATCAAGCACAGAAGGTCAGAGGTCGAAAGAGGGACTTACTATTCATTAACGAAGCTAACGAATTATCTTATGAAGATTGGCAACAGTTAATATTCAGGACAACAGGCAGAATAATAATTGACTATAATCCAGCAGACGAATACCACTGGATTTATGATAGGGTAATACCAAGAGAAGATGCGGAGTTCCATCGTACTACTTTTTATGATAATCCATTTTTAGAGCAGAGCATTAAAGATGAAATATTAAGATTAAAGGAACTTGATAAAAACTATTGGCGAGTCTATGGATTAGGGTTACAGGGATCGAGTGAAGATAATGTATTTAATAACTTTAAGATGGTTGACGATATTCCGGAAAAAGCTAAACTTATATCATTTGGCTTAGACTTTGGTTATTCTATTGACCCTACGGCAGTTGTGGGTGTTTATAAGCATGATGATAGCTTGTATTTAAAAGAGATTATGTACGAGAAAGGGTTAACGAATCAAGATGTAGCAGAGAAGTTAAAACCTATTATTGAAAGATGGGAAGTAATTTGCGACTCAGCTGAACCAAAAAGCATTGAGGAACTTTATCGTATGGGAATCAATAGTAAACCGGCAACTAAAGGTCGGGATTCAATCCAGAATGG